AAACAATGAGTGAGACTTTCCCAGCAGCAGGGCCTGTAAAAACAAAGATATTAGGTGACGAAACAAAAGAAAAAGAAGAAGCAGCCAGTCGTGTAAAGGCTGATATGAATTACGAGCTTACAGAGCGTATGGTAGAATATCGCTCTGAACATGAAAGATTATTGTATAATCTAGGATTAGCAGGTTCAGCATTTAAAAAAATATACTATGATCCTAATATGGGTAGACAGATGTCAGTGTATATACCAGCAGAGGACGTGATAGTTCCTTATGGTGCGTCACACATAGAGACAGCAGAACGTGTTACTCACGTAATGAGAAAAACAAAGAATGAATTAAAGAAATTACAAGTTGGTGGATTTTATCGAGATATAGAAGATTTAGGTGATCCACAACCATATCATACAGATATAGAAGAAAGAAAAGCAGAAGAGGGTGGATATTCTCTTACCGATGACGACAGATATACAATATACGAGGTCCATGCTGATTTAGTTATTGAAGGTATAGACGATTCAGATGAAGGAATAGCCAAGCCGTATGTGGTTAGTATCGAACGAGGAACTGGTGAGGTATTAGCCATACGTAGAAATTGGAACCCAGAAGACCCCTTGATGTTAAAAAGACAACACTTCGTACATTACGCATACGTACCAGGGTTTGGTTTTTATGGGCTTGGCTTAATACATATTATAGGTGGGTATGCTCGTGCGGGTACATCTATAATAAGACAACTTGTTGATGCAGGCACATTAGCGAATCTTCCTGGGGGATTGAAGTCCAGAGGGTTAAGAATAAAAGGTGACGATACACCGATAGAACCTGGGGAGTTTAAGGATGTTGATGTGCCTTCTGGTAGTATCCGTGATAATATCATGCCACTGCCATATAAAGAACCAAGTCAAACATTACTCGCTCTTCTTAATAATATAACAGCAGAGGGTAGGAGATTAGGAGCAATAAGCGATACGAATATATCTGATATGTCAGCAAATGCTCCAGTAGGAACAACGCTTGCATTATTAGAAAGAACTTTAAAACCTATGGCAGCAGTGCAAGCTCGTGTGCATTACGCCATGAAACAAGAGTTTAAACTTTTAAAACTTATAATAGCAGAATATGCACCTGCAGAATACTCTTACCAACCTATGAGAGGTGAAGTAGGAGCTAGAAAAGCAGATTATGGATTAGTGGATGTTATACCTGTAAGTGATCCTAACAGCACAACTATGGCTCAAAGAGTTGTTCAGTATCAAGCCGTGTTACAAATGGCTACGTCTGCACCACAAATATACGACTTAAAACAACTACATCGACAGATGATAGAAGTTTTAGGAGTAAAAAATGCAGACAAATTAATACCTATGCAGGAAGATATGAAACCTGCTGACCCTGTAAGTGAGAATATGAACTCATTAACTGGTAAACCTATGAAAGCATTTATTTATCAAGATCACGATGCACACATAAAAACACATATGGCTTTCTTACAAGACCCTGCCATAACGCAAATGATAGGTCAGAACCCACAAGCAAATCAAATAATGGCATCTTTACAAGCACATATAGCAGAGCATCTAGCCTTCAACTATAGGAAACAGATGGAAGAACGTCTTGGAGCACCTTTACCACCGCCTAATGAGGAGTTACCACAAGAAGTAGAAGTTAATCTTGCTAGATTAGTGGCGGATGCTGGACAACAGTTAACACAGGCACATCAACAACAGGCAGCACAACAGGCAGCACAGCAAGCCGCACAAGACCCTGTTAACCAGATGAGACAGCAAGAACTTAATATAAGACAGGCAGACATACAGAGAAAAGCACAAAAAGATGCTGCAGATACACAACTAAAACAAAGAGAACAAACTAGAAAAGAGAAAAAAGATGCGGTTGATGCACGATTAGAAACAGAACAAATAAAAATAAATAAAGCTGAAATAGCTATAGACGCTCAAAAAGCAGGGGCAAAGATAAAAGAAGATTCTAAATTAAACAAAGGTAAACTTGAATTAGATTTATTAAAGTCAATGAAGGATTAATTTATGGCAACAATGTTAGACGTTTTAAAGAAAAGTTTAGAAGAACAAAGACAAACTTCAATACAGTTTCTTACAAATGGTGGTCCTAAAGACTACTCTGCGTATAAGGAAGTTACTGGCCTAATCCGAGGTCTCGGGGTCAGTATCAATGCAATAGAAGACCTCGTGCGTAAACAGGAGAACTTAGAAGATGCGAATGAATGAATATGGTGCTAACGTTGTAATACCAAAAGAATTTACACAACAAAACAACCATTTTAAAAACCTAGACGACAGTTTAGAAGCGAACATACCAAAACCCGTAGGGTATCGTGTGCTTGTAGCTTTACCACAAGTATCAGATACATACGAAGGCACTAGCTTACTTAAAACCGATAAGGAAAAGAAGTTAGAATATGTTATGTCTATCATAGGATTAGTATTAGATATGGGAGACGGAGCATATAAAGATGAAGAAAGATTTCCCACAGGTCCTTGGTGTGAGGTAGGAGACTACGTTATGTTTCGTGCAAACACAGGAACTAGGTTTAAAGTGGGGGATAACGAATACAGATTAATGAATGATGATTCTATTGAAGCTGTGGTCGATAATCCAAACGGTATAATAAGAGCATATTAGGAGTAGATTATGGCAATGGAAAAAGTAGAATATCAATTTCCTGATGAGGGTAAAAATGATACAAAAGTTAAAAATGATGATATCGAGATTGAAAAATCTAGTGCTGTCGAAATTGACCTTTCTCCGAAGGACAGCAAGAGTGAAGCTAAAGAGGGGAAGGCCGAAGAAAAAGTAGAAACTAAAAAAGATGACTATGAAATAGAAGTTGTCAATGATGTTCCTAAAGCTGACAGAGGCAGAAAACCTTCTGAACCTCCCTCTGATATTACAGAAGAAGAGTTATCAGAATATTCTGATAAAGTTAAAAACAGAATAAAACATTTTAGCAAAGGTTATCACGATGAGCGTAGAGCTAAAGAACAAGCGTTCCGTGAAAAAACAGAACTTGAAAGACTAGCACAACAACTTGTTGAAGAGAATAAAAAACTAAAAGAAACTCAAAACAAGAATCAGACAGCTATGCTTGAGCAAGCTAAGAAAACAACAGCAAAAGACTTAGAAGAAGCTAAAAAAGCATATAAAATGGCTTATGATGCTGGAGATTCAGAAGCAATAGTCGCAGCTCAAGAAAACTTAACTGCTGCTAAGATTAAATCTGATAAATTAGATAATTTCAAAATACCCGCTTTACAAGAAGAAGATAGTGAGGTACAAAAGAAAGAGGAGAACGTTCCAACTCCACAGACTGACCAAAAAGCCTTAGATTGGCATAAAAACAATCCTTGGTATGGTACAGACGATGAGATGACAAGTTACGCATTGGGACTGCATAGCAAACTTGTTAAACAACATGGCAAAGAATACGCCAAAACTGACGAGTATTATGAGACCATAAATTCTCGTATGCGAAAATTATTCCCTGAGAATTTCGAGGGTGCAGAAGAAACAGAGGCGGAAGAGCCTAAAAAACCAGCGAATGTGGTAGCTCCAGCTACTAGGAGTACATCTCCTAAAAAAGTTAAGTTAACACAAACGCAAGTGAGTTTAGCTAAAAGGCTAGGTGTTCCGCTAGAAATGTACGCCAAAAAGGTTGCAGAAGAAATGAGGAAGAACAATGGCTGAGAATCGAATTAACCGAACTGAAACAACAAGAGATAAAACATCCCAAGCGAAGGCATGGCAGAGGCCAGAAATTTTGCCAACACCAAGCCCTGAAGATGGATATGTTTTTAGATGGATTAGAGTAAGTACACAAGGTCAAATCGACCCAACTAATGTTTCCTCGAAACTCCGTCAAGGATGGGAACCTGTAAAAGCATCAGATCACCCTGAAATTACGTTAGTTACTGTTGAACACGAAAAATTCAAGGATAACGTGGTTATAGGTGGATTAATGCTGTGTAAGATTCCTCAAGAAGCAGTTGATGAAAGAAATGCTTATTTCGAAGAACAATCTAAGCAACAGATACAATCAGTTGACAACAACTTGATGAGAGAAAACGACCCTCGTATGCCTCTCTTCAATGATAGGAAAACGAAGGTCACTTTTGGAAAAGGTAATTAATTAAGCAAAAGGAGACTATAAATGGCTTATCCAACCGTTGATGCCCCATATGGGTTAAAACCTATCAACTTGATTGGTGGTCAGGTGTATTCAGGCTCTACTCGTCTAATACCTATTGCATCAGGTTACGACACAAACATTTTTAATGGTGATGTCGTAAAGTATGTAAATACAGGGACTATCGAAAAAGATACTGGAACATCTACTGCTACACCTGTTGGTGTGTTTTTGGGGTGTTCATTTACTGACCCAAGTACAAGTCAATTAACTTTTAGACAATTTTATCCTGCAAATACTGCAGCTTCTGACATAGTAGGTTATGTGGTCGATGATCCAGATGTCCTATATAAAGTGGCTATAGTATCATCTGGCACAACCATAGGTGGTGTTGCTAGAACTGTTGTAGGTAATAATGCACCATTAGTACAAAATTCTGGAAGCACTGTAACAGGTAATTCTGGAGTTGCTATTGACGGTTCATCGGCAGCTACAACTCTGTCTTTACCAATGCGAATTATTGATTTAGTGCCTGACACTAAAGATAGTTCTGGTAACTTCACAGAGGCAATAGTTAAGTGGAATGAACCACATCTTGCAGAGGGTACACCTAATACGACTACAGGTGGACACATCTACAGAAACCCAATTGGTATATAAGGAGATATAAACTATGGCAATTTCAAGAGCCCAATTATTAAAAGAACTCCTTCCTGGGTTGAACGCCCTCTTTGGGATGGAGTACGCAAAATATGGTGAAGAACATCAAGAAATCTTTGAGCAAGAGACTTCTGACCGTTCTTTTGAAGAAGAAACAAAGCTATCAGGCTTTTCTGCAGCACCAGTCAAGAACGAAGGTTCAGCGATTGAGTATGACTCTGCACAAGAGGCTTTTACTGCTAGATACACACACGAAACAGTGGCAATGGGTTTCGCTATTACTGAGGAAGCCATTGAAGATAACTTGTATGACTCTTTGTCAGCTCGTTATACTAAAGCACTTGCTCGTGCTATGGCGTATACAAAGCAGGTAAAAGCAGCAACCATACTTAACAATGCTTTTGCTGCAGGCACTACTTACGGTGACGGACAAACACTTTGTTCTACCGCTCACCCATTAGTTAGTGGTGGAACTAACTCTAACAGACCAGCCGCCGCTGCGGATTTAAACGAAACTTCTTTAGAAGCAGCCGTTATCCAAATCGGACAGTGGACTGATGAGAGAGGACTAAAGATAGCAGCTAGACCTAGAAAGTTGGTCATACCTTCAAACTTACAGTTTGTAGCAACTAGATTGTTAGAAACAGAAGGTAGAGTAGGAACTGCAGACAACGACATTAATGCACTACGCAATAATGGTTCTGTACCAGAAGGTTATACAATTAACCACTACTTGACTGACACAGATGCTTTCTTCCTAATGACTGACGTACCTAATGGACTAAAACATTTTGTTAGAAGTCCAATGGCAACATCTATGGATGCTGACTTTGATACAGGTAACAGCAGATATAAGGCTAGAGAGAGATACAGCTTTGGCGTATCAGATCCTCTAGGCATCTTTGGTTCCCCAGGAGCCTAAAAAATTTGAGGGGGTACTTGCTACCCCCCTTTTTTTATGTATAATAAATTAACCTTGACGAAGAATTAACTTCGACAATAGCCGAGACAAGGAGATTAATATGGCTGTACATTTTACTGGACCGATACTTTTCGCAGGAAAAGACGGACAAAGAGAATGGTTTGGGAATTTACCAATCGACAAAAATCCCGACTTCGTAGTATATTTTGATGATTTTACTGGAGTAACATTAGACAATACCAATGATTGGACTGTTGTAAAAGATAGTTCAGCCAGTGCAGCAATAGGTGCTGACCAAGAGAGTGGAACACTTGTGTTAAGTTCTCAAGCAACTACTGATAATGATGGTGCTTCTATACAAGGCAATGAAATATTTAAGATTGCAACTGGAGCCAGCGGAAGAGACATCTGGTACGAAACAAAAGTTAAAGTAGCTGATGCAGATCAGACAGACCTATCTATAGGGATGACTGTTAATTTCGCAACAAACCCAGAGGCAATGTTAGCCGCCACAGACAGAATTGTATTTGAGTCTGATGATGGAACTGCAACATTACAATGTATAACCGAAAAAGATGGTACTGAAACGGCCACAGCATTAAGTTCTGACTTTGATCTTTCTGATGATACTTTTGTAACTTTAGGTTTTAAAGTATCAGGAAAAGATAGAACAAGTGCTATAGTAGAATTTTATGTTAACAGAACAAAAGTAGCCACACATACTACTAACATTCCTGATGACGAGAATCTTGCTTTAGGTGCTATGGAACTATCTGGAGACGCTTCAGGTACTAAAACTGCTACAATAGATTATATATTTGCTTGTCAAAATAGATAAGGAGTAGAAAATGGCAGAAAGAAAAAGAGCTAGAACTAAAACAGGAGCGTATAAGGCAGATGATCCTAATACTCCTGAAAATGAGGCTTGGGAAGATGTAACCCCTAAAAACACAGCTACTGAACTACCTCCTAAAGGTAGTGCAGCTTACAAAGCTATGGTTTTAAGGGGAGAAATAAAAGGGGACTAAGTTCCCCTTATTTTATGAAAGAGGTTATACATGGGTATTTCAGACGTACAAGTCCTAACTATATCTGATGAAAATGCTTCAGATGATGATAGGCTGGTAACCGCAGCAAGACCAAATACTTCAGCTACTATGGCAAACACTACATTTCTTGGTGGTGCGGCTAGAAATGTCATAGTTACTACCACTGGCACAGGAGATAACGGTAAGACTACTACCATCACTGGCACAGATGTTTTTGGCGATGCTTTGACGGAAACTATAACATCTACTGGTTCTGCTGAAGCAGTGGCAGGCACAAAACTATTCTTAACTGTAACGGCGGTAGAGTGCTCTGCACAATACGCTGCTAATATAAAAGTTGGTTCAGGTACGTTATGTGCTCAAGCTGTAAACGGTTCTAATAGAGTTAGATTAAAAGGTTTATCTGTTGTTTCGGGCGGAACAGCAGGAGACGTAGAATTTATTAATGGAGCACCTGAAGATGGTACAACATTATTTAAATCGAGAACGATTGGCACAGCCAATACAACCGTGGATAGAACAATCCCTTCTGAAGGAGTTTTGTTTGACAGTGGGTTATCTGTAAAATACACTTTAGATACAGCAGATAATATAACTGTGTTCCACGCATAGAGGTATTGATGGCTAAAAAAAGAGGTAGTATGAAAGGCTTCACCATAAAAGGTGGAGACAAACGACCTACAAAGTCAGGGGCAGGTATGACTAAAAAGGGCGTTGCCAAATATAGAAGGCAAAACCCTGGAAGTAAATTACAAACGGCTGTCACTGAAAAGAAACCTACGGGGAAGAGGGCTGCTCGAAGAAAGTCCTTCTGTGCTAGAAGTGCAGGTCAAATGAAGAAGTTTCCAAAAGCAGCAAAGAACCCAAATAGTCGTCTACGGCAAGCACGTAGGCGTTGGCGTTGTTAACAAAAGGAGATAATTATGGCAATGACTAGAGCTAACATGAATATGCAAATGAAAAATAAAATGAAGAAAAAAATGATGATGGGCGGCGGTAAAGTTAAAAAGTATACTGGCGGCGGTAAGTTAAAAATGGTTGAAAAAGATGGAAAAAAAGTTCCTTTTTTCGCTGCTGACGGCAAAGGCAAGATGATGGGCGGTGGAAAAGTTAAGAAAATGATGGGCGGCGGTTCTTTAAAACCAATACCAGCAGGTAATAAAGGTTTAAGTAAATTACCTAAATCTGCTCGTAACAACATGGGCTTTATGATGGAAGGCGGCAAAGTCAAAAAGATGATGGGCGGCGGTATGGCTATGTCCATGAAAAAGAAAATGATGGGCGGTGGTAAAGTCAAAAAGATGAGAGGCGGTGGCATCACATCTACAGGACTAAGACCTGTTAAAATGATAAAAATGGCGGGTTCTGACTAATGAGACATTATTATAGTTACAAGAAAGGTGGCTCTGTAAAAAAGAAAAGTAAAAGCAGAGTCAACGAAGCGGGTAACTATACTAAGCCATCATTGCGAAAACGTATTTTTAATAGAATAAAAGCTGGTGGTAAAGGTGGTAGACCTGGACAATGGAGTGCTCGTAAAGCTCAGATGATGGCTAAAGCCTATAAAAAAGCAGGTGGAGGTTACAGAGGATGAAAACTCTGACAAAAAAGCAGAATGACGCTTTAAAAAAACATGCTAAACACCACACTGCTAAGCACATGGCTAGTATGAGAAAAGACATGAGAGCAGGAATGTCGTTTACAGCTTCTCATAAAAAAGCTATGAAGAAAGTTGGTAAGTAATGGCTTTAAAAAAATCGCAAAGGAGCTTAAAAGCATGGGGTAAGCAGAAATGGAGAACCAAAAGTGGTAAACCTAGTACACAAGGGCCAAAAGCTACAGGCGAGCGTTATCTCCCTTCGGCCGCCATTAAGGCTCTTTCTCCCTCTGAATACGCCGCCACTACGGCTAAAAAGCGAAAAGCAACTAAACGAGGAAAACAAGTGGCTAAACAGCCCAAGAAGATTGCTAAAAAAACGGCAAGATATAGAAAATTTGCGTAAGGTAAAGGATAAACTAGAATATGGCAACGTCAGGAACAACCGCATTTGAAATGGATTTTACGGAGATAGCCGAAGAGGCTTGGGAACGTGCAGGTAGAGAATTACGTTCTGGTTATGATTTAAGAACTGCTCGCAGGTCTATGAATCTGATGACCATAGAATGGCAAAACCGTGGCATAAATATGTGGACTATAGACAGCGGAACTATATCTGTTACAGCAGGAACAGCACAATACGATTTACCTGCAGATACAATAGATTTATTAGATCATGTAATAAGAACAAATGCAGGTAATGCTTCTACACAGTCTGACCTCACAATAAGTCGTATAGGTGTAAGCACTTACGCATCTATTCCTAACAAGTTAACAACAGGTAGACCGATACAAGTATTTATAGAAAGGTTGCTTACACCGAGAATAAATTTATGGCCTGTCCCTGATACCAGTTACACATTTGTATACTTTAGAATGAGAAGAGTGCAAGACGCTGGTAATGGTGTAGAAACACCAGACGTGGTATTTCGTTTTTTACCTTGTCTAGTTGCTGGATTAGCGTATCATATAGCGATGAAAGTACCAGAGTTAGCACCTAGAATAGAGATGTTAAAAGCTGCATATGATGAGCAATATGCATTAGCTGCTGGAGAAGATAGAGAAAAAACGTCAGAAAATTTTGTACCAAGAGTGGGTAGGATTTAGTTATGCCAAGTAAATTTGCATCAAGTAAAAACGCTTTAGCTGAATGCGATATATGTGGTTTTAGATTTTACCTAAGAGAATTAAGAAATTTAATTATAAGAGGCAGTGATACAAACATAAAAGCGTGTCCTGAATGTTGGAATCCTGATCACCCACAGAATGAATTAGGTAGATATCCTGTGTATGATCCACAAGCTATACGTAATCCTAGACCAGATTTTACTGGATATCCTAAAAGCAGAGCCATGATATATTCAGGTTCACAGTTTAATAAGTTAAGTTTTGTTACAACAGGATTTGTTGGAGCAGTTACAGTGAGTACAAGTTAGAGGTTATTATGAATTATACATCTTTAAAAGCAAATATATTAGACATATGTGAAACTACTTTTACTGACGATCAACTTGCTTTGTTCACTCAACAAGCAGAACAAAAAATATTTAATACTGTTGAATTACCAGCAATGCGTAATGTTGATAGTAGTAGTTTAACCGCTGGTAATGAGCTGTATACTACACCTGATGGGTATTTATACACTTATAGTTTAGCAATAGTAGATAATGATACTCAGACTTTTTTATTAAATAAAGATTCTAATTTTTTAAGAGAAGCATATCCCGTAACTACAA